CATTTGTATGTCACCAATTACTGCTGAACCCTCAGCGTAACATATTGGTAGTATCAGCTAGTAAAACGAGGGCTGATGACTTTAGTACATTTACACAGAGGCTTATTGCAGAAATGCCTTTGTTACAACATTTACAACCTAAGGATAGCCAAAGACATTCTAAGGTATCCTTTGATGTTGCCCCAGCACAGGCTTCACACGCCCCCTCAGTGAAGTCTATGGGGATTACGGGACAACTTACGGGGTCTAGGGCTGATATTATTATTGCTGATGACGTAGAATCTGCCAATAACTCACAGACTCAACTCATGCGTGACCGCTTAGGTGAGACCGTAAAAGAGTTTGACGCTATTATAAAGCCTAAAATAGGTCGTATTATCTTTCTTGGGACACCACAAACAGAGATGTCCTTATACAATGATTTAGAAGAAAGAGGTTTTAAAACACGTATATGGTCAGCATTGATTCCTAACCAAGCACAAAGGACTGGATATGGGCATAAATTAGCCCCTATAATCGCTGATATGGACGGTAAAGAGGGAGACCCTACTGACCCTGATAGATTTAATGAAATCGACTTAATGGAGCGTTTAAGCTCATACGGTAGGTCAGGCTTTAATTTACAGTTTATGTTGGATACTAGCTTATCTGACGCCAATAAATACCCATTGAAGCTTAATGACCTTATTATAGCCTCAGGTTGCAGCACATGGACAGAAGCTCCAGCCAAAATACAATGGGCTTCAGGTATAGACCAAATCAAAGCTGTTGACTCTGAGTTACCTAATGTAGGACTTAAGGGTGACTATTGGACTTCTTACCTATATATGTCTGATGAATTTACAGAGTTTGAAGGTTCAGTTATGTCTATTGACCCCGCTGGTCGTGGGGCAGATAAAACAGCCTATTGTGTACTTAAGATGTTACACGGCGTATTGTACCTGACTGCCATTGGTGGTCTAGATGGTGGATACTCTGATGACACACTTAAGAAGCTAGCCAATATAGCCAAGAAACATAACGTCAATGATATCGTCATTGAGAGTAACTTTGGTGATGGCATGGCAACACAGCTTCTAAAGCCTGTATTAGCTGACATACATCCTTGTAATGTAGAGGAAGTACGTCACAGTATACAAAAAGAGAAGCGTATAATAGACACATTAGAGCCTATTATGAATACCCATAGGTTAGTTATTGATGATAAGCTTATCAAAGATGATTTTCAGTTAGACCCTGACCACCAGTTATTTAGACAAATGACTAGGATAACAAGGGATAAAGGTGCACTAAGGCATGATGACCAAATAGACGCCTTAGCTATTGCAGCTAACTACTGGGTAGAAGTAATGGATAGAGACCAAACATTGTCTTATAACCAACACAAAGAAGAAATGTTACAGGAAGATTTAGATAAGTTTATGGAACAAGCCATAGGCAGAGAACCAAAAGGAGATAGCTGGATATGAGCGACTGGATATACTCTAATAGAGAGTGGGAAGAAGTCAAAAACCGTATAGGTCAAATTGAATCTTCTAATCGCTACGATATTACAGGTGGAAGTGGTAATGCTTATCACGGTAGGTATCAGATGGGAAAACAAGTCATAAAAGATTCTGCTTATGCTTTAGGTTTACCTACGCCTGACTTAGAGGTATTTAAAAAATCTCCTCACATGCAAGACAAATTTATGAAAAAACACTATCAGATAGGCAATAACTGGCTTAATCAAAATAGTAAAGTATATAAAAACATGTCAAATGAAGATAAAAAGAAAGTGTTACCAATGCTTCAGTTTGGGGCTGGTAATGTGCGTAACTTTTTAGATAAAGGGATTATGTTTAAAGATGGAAATGGGACACCTATTACTAAGTTTAGGGATGCTTTTAATGGTTATGAGTGGGATGAAATAGACTCATACATAACTCTTGACCCTATAATGGTAACTCCATCTGATGGACAATAGGTCGTCAAAGGTTTTTCTTCATTTTTCCTTTGGCGGCTCTTGTCTGTAAATATATAGACAAAGGGTGGACAAAAACTTAAAGTACCCATATAAGATAAAACCCCTGTGCACCCCTAGCTATATATAGACAAGCTATCCTTCCTTATTACTTATTAATTATGATACTAATAGAAGTACTACTCATAGTTATTACTGGAGTCTTACTCCTTAATAGTCACTATATAAGAACCTATTGGTTAAAGCCTGAGATATCCATAGGGGAGTTTATTCTGATAGCCGTGTTAACAGCTGTTGTTTTAGCTAATATTTGGTAAAAAAATATGAAGAGGTTATCGTACATGAGGCTTCGCCTCTTCCCCCGTCGGTTACTATATTATTGTCGCTGTGGGTTTCTTTTGGTCGTCACTGGCTCGGCTTCTTTCTATATATAGGGCTCTTTTGGTTTCCTATGGCTCGCCGTTTTTATTTCATTCGTTTGTGTCCTCTGGTCTATTTTTATTTCTATAAGCTGATGAATCAGCCATATATCAAATTAATTCACTTTCATGTAATTCTTTTGTTGACATGGTGTATCCATTGGGTGTAGAGTGTACTCAAGCTAAGGAATGTTTATATGTACGGCGAGTACAAAAGCGAATAAGCACTGAGATAGCTGGTCTAGACAAGGCGAAGTGGCTAGGTTGAGATAAGCGGAAGCGAGTCGGGGTCTTCATAGGTTAGTTATGAGCTAGACAGATTAGACCGAAACCAGCCAGAGACCGTTAACGGTAAGAACTGGATGACATGATACAAAGTAAGTTATTCCTCTAGTATAAAAATGGCATGTGACAAGCCGACAATGTTTGACTGAAAATCTACTATTAGAAATCATATCAGCTACGACGGACGCAACGGGTACGGCTGGGGTTGTCTCAGGCTGTGTAGCCTGACTGATGAGCTCAAAAGAGCGAAACAACTAACAATAACAAGCGAGGAATATTATGTTTACAATGAGACATTACAAAGCTATAGCCGATATGGTCGGCAATCAATTAGTTACTAATCCAACAGAGCACAAGCCTATTATCGATGACTGGTGTGACATGTTTGAGGAAGATAACCCACGTTTTAAGCGTGATACTTTTATTTCTGCAGTAAATAAAGCACTGGATGAAGCTTTAATCAATCAGCGAGGATACTAAAATGAATAGACAAATAAAAAACGCAATGGACAACGACGAGTCATACGCTCAAAAAGTAGAAGCCAATGAGCAATTTGCGAGGGCTGAGCTTCGAGCTAAGAATATCACTAGGCTTCAATTCCATATGATAATGCGAGACATCCAGCGGGGTATCTTGCCTTATATCGACTAGTTACACTGATGAGACTTCAATAGTCGAAACGCTGACGCCTCTAGATAGCTAGGGGCGTCCACATGGTCTAAGCGTATGTAACATTTAACAATTAATGCGAGGTAAAAAATGCAAGTAATTAAATTATATCTACCAATGAAGGATAATGACGGGGATGACTTAATGCACATCCATAATAATTTCATTGATAAAATAGCTTATCACAATAAAAGCCGAATTAATGACAATAAAGAGTCTGAGATAACTGGCTTTACTAGATATCAAGCTGAGGGTTTCTGGTTCGACAGCCATGAGATTTACAAGGATGATATCAAGATATATGAATTTCATGTATCGAATAAAAATGTTGGCATTGCATACACACTTCTACAGCGTCACGCCGTTACTTTATGCCGTAGGATGAAACAGGAATGTATCTACTTACAGCTTAACAATGAAACTACACTAGTGAGGTAATAATGGACTTTATAATATTTGGGTTCATGGATAATTTCATATTGATACTGGGGATGTACTTTTCGTATACAAGCGTCGAGTACTACCTTGAGAAATACTTTGATAATATCCATGCTGATAAGCTGGTGCTGGCGTGTGTCAGTGCTGGCTTAGGGAATACATTTAGTGACGGCGTAGGATTCCTTGTGACTGGTAATTTCACATGGATGGCGTTAACTATTGTAGGATGTTTAATAGGCATGGTAATTATACCTATCATGCAAAAGATAAAAGCGAGGTAAAAATGTTAAGAGATAAAACTAAAAGACGTATTGGTATGACTACTCATATAGGGTACTCATGGGGCTTAAGACAGACTAGCGGATATGATGCTATGGTTGACTTGTTATGGTCTAGAATACCACGTTGCGGGGAAGTGCCTGACGCTAAGGGCTCTAATAAAAAGCTAGAGCGTTTTAGAATGGCTAACAAGCTTGTCTATGACCTATTCAATAACGGTCTATGTAATAGGCGTGGTCAGTTTATGTCATTCTTTAAATCTAAACTTCCTATGCTAGGTAAAGTACCGCAGTATTCTAGGTTTAGACGTGCAGACTGGGAGAGACTATCTACTAGGCTAGGCTGGGTTATGCAAGACATAATACTGGACGCCTTAAAGGAGCAGTATCCTGAGCTTTATTACAGCTCATTCGACTCTAAGATTATGTCTAAAAGATGTAAGTCTATAGTGACGAGGGGTCAGCATAAGGTAAAAGATGTACCTGATGACGAGTTAGTTATGAGGTATCAATAATAGTACTACTGACGAGGATTGAATATCCGAAACCCCTGACCAGTAAAGTGTCGGGGTTCTAGTACAATTAACAGCGAGGTAAAAATGAAGACAGTTAAACACATAGATAAGCCGAATACAGTGTGGTCAAGCTTAAAAATAAGTTTATCCGACT